AACAAAGAAACTTGCAATCTTTGATTATAAGACCAATAAAAAAATTGGAACGACTAGTGAATATGGCAATAGACTTCTTCATCCTTTTGAATATCTTGATGAATGTGAGCTTGTAAAATATAGTCTTCAACTTTGGCTTTATAAACACATGATTGAGAAGAATACTGGTTTTGAAGTTGAACCTCCGCACATCGTTTGGGTTACTGGAAAAGATGGTTATGAGTTAATTCCTACTATTAATATGAGTGGTGAAGCTGAGTTTATTTTGAAAAACGCATAGTATAAGTGTAAATAATATTACATGAGCAATAAAGATTTAAGAAATTTAACCGAGGCATATGAACAAGTTTTCTTGAAAGAAACTGGAATAGAAGATATGTCTAAACAAGATCCTAGAGAAGGATTTCCTTCCCATGAACAAGATCATTACGAAAACGAAGAAGAAGAATATGGTTCGGAAGATGAAGATTCACAACATGTATGGGATAAAAGTTTAGATGAAATTATTGATCATTTGGAACTCTCTTCAGAAGAAGCTACAAAAATTAGAAATAAATATAATAGTCTTTCTGGCGAAGCACAAGAATCTTATTTAGATGGTCTTCGTGACGCTGTTGAACAGCACGATAGTTTACCAGATGAAGATGATGAGCCTTACGACATGAGTGATGTTGATGCTGATGCTGACACACTTTCATCTGCTGGGTGGGGAACTGATGAAGATTATGGTGGTTATGAAGAATCTTTAGCTGATTGTTATAATCGAGTAATAATCCAAGAAGCAAAGAAGAGTATAAATCCTTGGGCTGTTGAAAATGCCCTCGAAAAGAAAACTGGTAAGCACTTCAGCAAAGCAAAAAAAGAAAGAATTGTAAAAGGAATTAAAATGGGTGCAAAAAAATATGGTAAAAAAATTACCTCAAAATCAGTAAAGAAAAAATAATGTTGAAATTGTACTAAACTAAGATAAATATTTTTACAAGCATATGTCACTAATGAAATCATACCTCAACGTATTAAACGAAGATAAAGCCTCAAACTTTACCTCCAGCGGAATTGCCGACGAAACTAAAAAGCAAGTTGGCAAAGCTTTTGGTAATGAAGAAAGCGAAAAAAACAAAGCTCCCGAAAAAAATTACGGTGGCGAAGAAAATGTTAAGTCTGAAGTTGAAGAGCCTGTTAAGGGTCCTCATTCTGAAAATGACAGCGAATCACTTCCCCACAAGCTCGAAAGTGTAAAAAATCCTTTTGATCTTCTCTTCAACAAAATTCTTTCTGAAGAAGATATGGGTGGAATGGAAGATGGTTTCGAGGGATCTGAAGACGGAGAAAGCTTTGATTTCAATACTTCCGTAGAAGATCAAGACGAAACTGATGGCGAAGAAGAGGGTGATGAATTTGAAACTCACGAAGATGAAGAAGAGAGTCTTCACACTGTTCTTGATCACCTCAAATCTGCTGTCGAAGCTTTAGAAAGATTAGCTAACCATGAACATGGTATGTCAGAAGATGAAGATATGGAAGATGAAGATATGGAAGACCATGACATGGATATGGAAGATGAAGGCGAAGAAGTTCCTGTTGCTGAAGAAGCCACAGAAATGGAAGAGTTTCATCCTTCTGAAGATCTTACACAACACAACAACCAAGCAGTAAAGGGTACAACAGTCACAAAGAAGCCATCTGGAAAGAAGGCTGAAGTAACTAAGGGTGTAAAGCCTACTGGTAAGTGGGAACCTTATAAAAATAAGGGAGAAACTCTTCAAAAGAAGAGCAGCCAAGATGCCAAGGGCGTAAAAGCTAATAACACTCCTCTCTTTGAGCAGTAAGATATAAATAAACTTAATAAGAAAAAGCCCTCTTCGGAGGGCTTTTTTGTTTGTAAGTAATATATACATGGAAAACTTTAAGAACTATTTCAATGTTGTAAAACCAACAGAAAACAGCAGGGTTCATCACCACAATCTTTTTAGATCTCCTACAAGAAAACATCAAAATCAAGTTGCTCGTAGATATGGATATGAAGGTAAAAAAGATCATCCCGTTGTAGATAGATTAGTTAAAAATAATTTAATAGGGAGATGGGCATTGAGTAATATTGATGCACTTTCACCAAATGGAATAATTAAAACTTACGGTTTAACTCATACTCCAGACGAACCATATTCCAAAGCAATAAAGCAAACAGGAATAACAGTTCATTATGTGCCTTCAGAAGAAGAACCAGCAGAGAATGAAGAAAGAGAAGGAAGTTTCTTTATTTCTAGAAAAAAACCAAACATAAAATAAAATGGAAACTTTAAGATTTTTAGACAAATCAGTAAACCAAAACGAAAGAAATAATTTTTCAAATTGGTGGTTGGAACAAATCAATATCTATGGACAGAATATAAATTATTATTCCCTTGGTACTAGTTTATCATCTTCATATTTTCTTTATGGAGAACAACCAGATGCTGGATTTTTACCAGCACAACCTATGATTGTTCTTTTAAACTTAAATAATGATAGTTTACTTCTTTCTAAATTTGGAATAGTAGCAGACAGTGATTTAGCGGGTGTTATCCATCCTACAACATATACATCTATTTTTGGGGCTGGTACTGAACCAAAAACGGGAGATGTAATTCAGTTATCAGAATACGGTCAAGATCGTTTGAATTATCCAAAGAGGGGTGCAACGGTATATCAGTTTACTGAAGTAATTGATGAATTCCAAGGCAATCCTTTAGGTGGACACTATGTTTGGTTTTTCAAAGGTAAGCGTTACGAAGCTAGTTATGCACCAGATGCACCGCCACTTATGGGTAATAATCCTCTAGATGATACAAATCAAGCAAACCAAGCATCACTTAATGATTTTGATTATGCCACCGAGAATCCATGCGATAATACAAACGTCTATGGTGGATATTAAAAGATTTGAGCTTCTAGGTTAGTAGGTTCTTCGGAATAACAAATCTGAATTTTATAATCTTCCTCCAAAAGTTTTCGTAGAATAATTGGATGAGTTTTTTCGATATAATCTTGAATTGCTTTTGGTTTATATACAACATCTTCTGGTGCAATATTTTTTTCATCTGCTTTATCTGCAACAATATTGACCGCCTCATACATCGCTATCCAACGAGCCATAGTAGATGCTTCTGAGTGTGTTTTCTCCCACCAGTTAAGAGAGCTAGTATTGGTTCTTGCTGTTTTTATGTTGTTCATAATTTTAGACATTTGAAATGGTTGCTGCGGGGATGTTGCTACTATTCATTACGATAGGTTCAGTAACTCCTGCAACACTAAAAACAATATTGACTACATTTTTCTTTGTACAGCCATCACATACAAATTCTACACGCTCTTTTTCATCTGGAATAAAAGTAATGACATTTGGTTTCTTACAAGAAGCACATTCTAGAATAGATGAAAGTTGTTCAAGCTTATCCAATTCTTTTTGTCTAGTCTGTTGGATTAGGTAATTGTTTATTACGCCTCCGATGAAGCTAAAGAGAATATATTGAAAAGCTACTGCAAGAAGAAATGCAGCAATAAAGTTTCCCTTAAACATCCATACGGATAGAGAAATTAAAGATGATACAAATAGGACGACAACAGTTGATTTAATAAACACTAGTAATTGGTTTTTCATGACAAGGGAATAGTACTATACTATTTCCAGTAACGCAATAACTATCTTAGATAATTTTTACTAGCCGTATTAACAGGGTTTCCAGCATGACCCGGATTTTGAGGAGGAAGTTCTCCCGCAAGATTTGTTACATGAACGATCTGTGAACCTACTACTTGTATTCTAGCCAAAGCACCTTTTGTATATTTTATAAACTCTTTAAGTTTATGCTTTTGTGCTTTTTTAAGAACAGGATTCATTCTTAAACATGCTTCCATTTTCTTTAAAGCCGAAACAAGATAAACAAAACTATCAGAGAAATCATCGGTTACCGTTTGAAGGGGCCAAGGAATTTCTGGAGTATTTTCAACTTCGGGTCCAACAGGAGGAGAAATTGGAGGTGCTCCTCTCTGATAGGGGAAACCATAGCCATCGCTGGAACTAATTGGCATATAATCTTTGCGTGGAGGCTCACTATAAGCTCCATACTGACGATTATTCCAAGAAGCACCATCGTATGCTTCTTCTATGGTTTCATCTAATGTTTTGTTTAAATCCATTTTTTAAGAAACTTTTCCTACTTTTACCAAATTACCGCATCTAGCACAAACCCATCGACAGATGGATTCTGTTACTTTTGTAACAGGATTTGTTACTTGATTTACTTGACCAGATACATGAGCACCACAGAAGGTGCAAGCTATTGGTCTGTTGTCTACTTGTGCGTATGATGTATTCATTAGATAGTTACTTACTTAGTATTAGAAGGTTTCCAAGTACTTTTCTCTGGATCAGAGCCATTTACGTTATATTCAAAGTGCTTATTTTCTTTGTGATGCTGTTGCTTGTTTGCCTCTTCTTGTTGTTTGAGAAGTTGTAATTCCTTAAACTTATGGGTGATGAACTTACAGAGTTCAGAGCGAACAATGTCTTCTTCTCCAAGTTCCATACAGAATATTCCTTGTGCTCTGGATTCTTCGTTGTTGAATAAATCAAATACGGCATTGAACCCAGATTTTCCGTATGGAAGATCTGATTGTTCTGGATCTCCACAGAGAAACACCTTTGAAAATTCACCAATACGACTCATGAGAGTATGAATTTCTTTTCTAGAAAAGTTCTGAACTTCATCGGCACAGACAAACTTTGCAGAGAAGTGAAGACCTCTTGCGAAGTTAATTGGGCAGATCGTAAGACGATTATCTTTTTGAAGTCTGTCTAATTGAGCCTTGCAGAGAAGCTCTTCAAACTTGTCGTGGAAAGGTGTAAGATAAACTGCGATCTTTTCGTCAAGAGTTCCGGGCAAGAAACCAAGCTTTGAATCTGAAGATTCTACGGCAGATCTCACGAGAACCATATCTGAAATTCTTCTCATATTAAGAAGAGTTAATCCGCAGTACATCGCAAGTGTTGTTTTTGATGTACCCGCAGGTCCTTTAAGTAAAAGGACTTTGGTCTTCTTATCTAAGAAGGTTGCAATGACTTCTTTCTGTTTTTCTGTCCAAGGAAGATCTTTGATCGTTAGATCAAATGAGATTTTATCTCTTTGGAAGACATACGGAGAGTTGTCGGCGGTTTTTCCAGCTTGTACGATTGCTGGTGTCGTTTCGTGATGAATCCTGCCAGATTGTTTTCTGTTGGACTCCTTTTTGGAGCGGGGTTTTTTACCCATAATATTTCAAATACTTATTGTA